AATAAACTCAAAATATAAACCAAACTGAACACTTCAACGCTGTCACCGTACAGTGTCAACTTCATCCTCATAAATTTTACGAAATTCTTCAAATGAACACTTCAACGTCCACAACGCACGTAATGCTCCCCGAATAGAAGGATAACCCAACCTTCGCTGCACAGCAGCATCCAACGCATCCATCAATTTCGGCACCCCATAGTGTCGCATCCTATCACTGTAAGCTATCCACAACTCCTTCAAATCAGCTACAGACGACACAGCCGCACCCAAAGATTCAAGCTCCTTAACCGGATCTCGAACCAAATAACCTTCACCTTCAACTGACAACCAATAATAACTACAGGAATACGGAACACCAGATTCAAACACCTTCGCCTCAAAATTAAAATCGGATTTAAATCGTTCCTCCGCCTGAGCCACCGTAACAGACAAACCACGCAAAAACGTTATTGTATCGTCGCCCTTATTATCAAGTGCCAACAAGGATGCCGGCGTCACATCCAGGCTCACCAAATTTGCAACTGACACAACCAAACTATTTACTGCGATCGTCGCCCACCAACCAGACAAGTTCTGATAAATATAGTCAATTGCCACACCCACCTGCACAGCCGATGCGGTTTTTTTCCCAACTACCACTTGCCACAAGTCAGTCATCCACGTCGGTGCCCCGAACTGCTCCAGTATATAGAAAAAGAGCGCCATATTATAGGCCTGATTGCTCTTATCGCACTGGGAAATATCACTTTCGATGCACACAGCACCCGAAACAGAAGTCCGATGCAACACTGATCCATACCACCTTTCCGTCTCTTCATCAGATCTCCGTGCATTGATCCGTACGTGCGGTTGCAATTCAGATTCCAAAAAATCTAAAAACTTGCTCAGCTTCGCCGAAAACCAACTATTTGTCATCTTGCTTGACTGGTACACAATAGTCTGCGGCGCCGGCTCTGTCGCATAAGCAGCTTCCGTCATTCTTGGCTTACTAGTAGTCTTAACCATTGCCATCCACTTAGTTAAATCAATCTTGTTGGCCGCGAAATCCTCAACCAGCGCAGATCGTACTTTACTCGTCTCCATCTTTGCCACATACGCTCGCAAGGTGTCATCGTCGAATGCCCACAAACCACGCGCCATAGCATTCTCGCAACGATCCCGCCAACCAGGACGCATCGCTATTTTCTGAAACAAGTCAAAATCCGAACGCAACTTTGCCTCAAACACACAAGGATCCGCATAACTCGGTGCATTAGCCACCCGCTTCCCAAAAGCCGTAAGTGTAGACGCTTGCGTTATTGGCCTTGGTCCCG